TTGCTTTTTGGGTTTGATTTCAATCAGTTCGGCTCGCATGGTGTTGTCCCTGGTGCGATAGGTCACTAAAAAATCCGGAATGTACTGCGACATCTTGCCTGTTACAGGATTTCTATAAGGGATGGCAATGCTTTCACTGGCCCATTGCAGGATGTGTTCGTTGTTGTCGCAGAATCTCATGAAGCTGAGTTCCCATCCAGAACGATAACGTGGAATGCCGTTGCCCACATACTTGGCAGCATTTTGTATTTCGTATTTGCCTTGTGCCCAGTGGCTCATTGCAACACCGCTTGTGAAGGATAGTAATTGGGAGTGACCGGAGTTCCCACTCCCAACAGTGTGGCTCGGTCACGTATCATGTTTAGATAGTAGGCCAATGACACATTGAGATTGACACCATTGTTGCCGCCCTGGAATCCTTGTAGCAAAGTCAGCACAGGTATCTGAGTTTCCTGAGCCACACGAAACAAACTCACAGTAAAATTGCCAGCTGCACGAGGAGTTGTCATTTCTTTCAAAAAGAAACTATGCACAAGGTCATACTCGTCCACAGGAACATTCACATCAAAACTGTAAAATTGATCGTAGACTCTGACAGTTTGATCTATGTTGTAATTGGTAGCGTTAATTGTGGTCATCTTCTTCCCAATAATCTATTGGTCTCAGCTTGAGTTTGATTTATTCCAGTGTTGTTTCTGTTGAATTGTGCAGTGGGGAATATCCACCCGTCGGCTCTGTTGGCCACCGCACGTACTGCGCCCGGAATGGCACCTTGTATGGCCTGTGTGCCCAATGCTGTGGCTTCGCTGACTACCAACTTCTTGAATCCGCCATTTTGTTGATTGGTGTTGTAGAATGTTCCTGCTTTTTGCACAGCACCAATCAAGCCCAGCACCGATCCAGACTGCAAGTCTTCACTGATTCCGTCCACCACGTCCAACAATCCACCCTGACCAAATATACTGTTGGTAGATCCTGGACGAGCAATTGGACTGCGACGTGTGTCGTAATGGCTGGGGTTGGCAAATCCCACAGCACTTTTGTTGGGTGCTTTGTCGTAGTATTTTACTGTTTCGTAGTCAATGGTCATTTTATTTTCCATGATGCCATTGCCTTGAGCATAATCATATGTGTCATGTTGCCAACCAGAGATTATGGGATTGATCAACACGTATTCTGCGTACTTGTGATTTTTATCAAATCCAGCTATGCGTATGTCTTTGAAAAATGGTGGTTTACCGTTGGCCGAACTGGTTCCGTCATTGTAACTTTCGCCGATATAGCCCCAGTCGTTGACCTGTCGATTTTCTGAATAAATGTCTCGGTCCCATCCACCAAAACCAGTTTGCTGATTTTGACTGGCTCCAGCACTGCCATTGGTGTTGGCATCGCTACCGTATTTTTGGCTGGCATCCTTGTAGTAGTAGGCATAATAGTTGTACCACATGTTGCGAACATTGTCGCCGCCGTCGTCATGGAATGTGATGGTGACAGGATTGTATTTGATTTTGGTCTGTACCAATCTTTTGCGATTGTACTGATTCATTGTGGCAGTATCTATAGTGTATGTGGGCAAGTTTACTGTTTTGACCACATAGCTGAGATTGGTCACGTCGTCCGAAGCAAATATACCATTGAGTGCGGGTATTTGTGCTGTGTTGATTGTGAATGTCACATGAAAGAGAAACTTAAATCTGGGTTTAAGTTCGTAGGCATTGGTCCGGAATACTTTGCTGGCGTGAGTGTAATCCCGAGTTCCCTCAGTGCCAAAGAATCCTTTGGCAAAATCCTGACCAAAGCTGCCCACGAGTATTACGCTGCGCCAGCGCCTGTTATAACGTCGCCTACTGTTCTGCCAATCACGCCACCAATACCGGATGTGTCCAGACCGTTGGTTCCCAATTGAGCAGCATTGTCATAAGCAATGGTCATGCTTACTGTGACTGCTTCGTTGGTACCGTAGTTCATGGCACCGTAGTCTGCGGCTTTGAGGTAGCAGCCATACAGTTCCCAAGCTTCTAGAACCACTGGCAAGTTGGCGCCGTTGCCACCGTCTAGGATTTCAAGTCTGGTCACAAACTTGTAGTCAATGCCCGAAGCAGCACTGGACATTTCCAAGAAGTCCATTTGTTTCTGTAGTTGTTCGCCTACCAGTTTGCTCACTGAGTTAGATGCATCATCGCGTATTTCGCAGATAGAATCGGCCCAGGTATGACGACCGGCCAGCTTCAGTGTGCTGTTGTAAACAGGTACCGCAATTTCTTCAAAACTAAGATTTGGGCGGGCAAAACTGATTACCTGTTTGGTCAATTCAGTAGTGGGTGTTGAAACACCAAAATTGTCAAACATCACTCTAAAGCGATATCTGAGTTTAGGCATCAACAGGCCTTGGGTTGATGAGCTTTGGTCACTTGCCAAGGGTACTGTCATGCGCTGTAATGATGAAACTGCCATTTGTTATCTCTCCTATATGTTTATTTACCTTTGAGAAGGGGCTGATTTTTCAGCCCCAACTCGTGATCATTAACCACCAGCTGCAATTGCGCCAGTATTCTTGATACGCAGAGGAATGTAGATAAACTCCACAGCCTTCACTGGTTCAATGGCAATATCAACCCACAACTCATTTCTGTCAATACGTGCAGGAGTATTGTTACTCAAGTCACATACCACCAGATAGTCATAGATGGCACGTTTGGCCACCAAATCAATCATCAAACTGTTGCACAGATTAGCAATAGAATTACGGGTGATCTGATCGTTGGGTTCAAACAAGAACAGCTTACCAACTTCTTCTAGTCGTCCGCGCAAGAAGCAAACCAGGCGTGCCACATTGATACGATCCAATGCAGTGGTTGTGGTTGTGGTGGTCTTGTTACCAAAGTTGGTAATGCCAATACCTGGAATGAACGTGATCGGATTGATGTTGCGTTCATACAAGATATCTCTTACACTTTGGCTCACGCCAATCTGTTGGAATTCTCCAGTGATGGCATTGATATAACCAATGGCTGTGGCATTGTCTACCACACCACGACGTGTGCCAGCTGGAGCCAACCATGGATAACTCACTGCATCTGAGCGCAATATAGTACGTACCATCATGTGACTTGGGGGTTGTACCACTGTGTTACCGCCTAAATCTGTAGTCAGGCAACTTGGATAGAATGCGCCAGCATAGTTGCTGGTACTGCTATTGCCATCTTCTGTTGCCAATCCCAGGCCATTGTTGTTGGTAGCCCACTCAACCAAGCTGTTGCCATCTGGCCCTAATCTCATTGGTGTATCTGCAACCACAAACAATGTATTGCTACGCTCATTGCTGAGAGCAATCATGTTGGGAGTCAGTTCAGGATATGCCGGAGTGGCAATGATGTTGAATGCATTTTGTTCTTCTCTAGCAGCCACACTGGTATCAATGCCGCTCTTCATGGCAGCCACAATCATCTTGCGTTGTGCTTGACGCCCGCCGTACATGGCGCCATTTGCACGGTTACCACTTGCTGTGAGCCAGGTGTTGAGAACAATCAGGTCCCAATATGCTGTGTTACTAGGAGCATGGCCTGTGGTAGCAGCAGTACACACATAAATGCCATTGTCATAGCTGACAAAATCATTTATTGCATAAGCAGTGGTATTAGAGTACACACCAATGCTGTAGTCAGTTGCAGTGGTGGTAAAATAATCCATTTGGAAAGATTTTACGTTGTAACCACTACGACGTGTGTTCCATAGCAACATGCCTTGAGGATATAGCGAAGGTCCAGGTGCATCCGGATCTAAGTAATCACTGGTCAACAAACTGGTAATGGTTGGCAATGGATCTGCCACTGGATCTGTAGTGCCATTTGGTGCCCAGCGAGCATCAGCAAACAAAATACCATTTTGTGTGGTCTGATCAGTGGTATCAACTTGTACCCATTGATCTAGACCATTAGACGATTCCCAACGATACAGTTTGGGATAATTTTCTAAGTCGCCGGTATCCACCCACAGATCTCCATAAACCAATGGTGATTCAGCTGTGTCATTTTGTGTCAGCGGTGCTGTTGCTGATACAATTGGACCATTTGCGTTGGTATTGCTCAAGTCATAGCCACGCACATCGTTGGTAACATTTTGATAACCTTGCCAGGTACCATTGTCTTGGATCATGATATCCACATCGTCAACCGAACTGTAATACCACAAACGGCCATCAGCTGGGTCTTGATATGGCGAAGTATCACTAGCAGAATAAGTGAACAACGGTGTGGTCACAAAGTTACTGAGAATCAGTTGCCCTGAAACAAAATTTGAAGCACGTACTTTGCTGGTATTTGTGCTGAATCCAGCAGTGGTTATTGGAGTTCCAGTGACATTTTTTAACTGTATGGTTCCACCTTGACTGTGTGTAAACACTATATTACCTGCAGAATTTACACTGGCAGCCACGTTAGTAACACCTGCTGCACTCACTGCACTGATAAAATCAGACACAGTACCAGTACCGCCAATGGTTGCGGTACCGGTTAGTAATGTATTATCTCCTGCCTTTGTTGCATTTATAGTAAAACTATTACCCACAACAAAAGAAGTAGGAATGGTAGTTCCTGTAACAATAGTGGCACCTAATGCAATTCTTTCAAACAGTTCAAATGCCATTGTATCATTGGGTGTGGTGTTTAGGTATTCTACATTGTATCCTGCGTAAGTTGTACCTACTGGTATATTTTTTCCGCCGCCGGTGGGATCTAATGCATAAATGGCTGTGACATCTCCTGAATATGCATTAGTTGTTTGTGCAATCCAGGTATCCAGTGCAGTGCTGTATTTTTTAACAGACATTGAAAGTCCATTGTTCACAGCACTGAGATTGTTCCAGACACTGCCAGTGGGACGAGGAACATCGTCGGTGGCTCTCCAACGAGGAGCCTGATAGCTGTAACCAGGGAAATATATAGGTGTGTAATAATCACCTTCGGTGATACCCAGCAAGGTCAGCAATGCTGCACCAGAGTTTGGTCCTGGTTGGATGACCACATGGCCATCACCAGCAGTGGATCCATCAGCTGTGGCACTGGAGTTGGCATAGATGTTCAATTGGCCACTGACTGCTGCGGCTGTGACTCCAGGAATTGCTGCGGTGTTGATCACTGCTGCAAATCCAGCCACAGTATTTGTGGCACCAACAGTGACCAAATTACCATTGATGTACAGGTTGTAACCCACGGTCAAACTGCTGGGAGCATTGGTACCAGTGATTGTGGGATAAGATGTTTGCCAGGCTTGTGAGCCGACTTGTACCCAAACATTGCTTGAATTTTTGTAATATGCAGGTAGATGTACAGCCACTGCTGATACTGCATAATCACCAATGCTGCCAATTGATGCTTGAGGCGTATAATTGCCACCACTGTAGTTTACCACATCAGCAGTGTCTGTGATCACCATTGGATTCATCACAGTGAAAGTATTTGTGGTTTGGTCCCATTCCTGAATGCCCCATTGAGTGACAGAAGTGTCTAACCAATAGGCACCATTGTTGGGATTGCCGGTGGGACGAGTCAAACTGGCAGTGAGATCAGTAAGGTTGATATCCACACGTTGTATGTACGCACGATTGGTAACTCCCAATGCACTGTACGCAGCCAACAATCCATATTCATTGAGTTCGTAACCATTGATGGGAGTACCTGTGGTGGTATTGTAAAAGAATGGTACACCAAATGTGGCAGTAAGATCGCGCTGACTGGTGATAAGATAAGTTTTGTTAGCATTAGCTGCTGTGGTACCTGCTGCTACTGTGACGCCATCACTAGAAACTTTGTTCTGTGCTGTAGCGATTACAAAATAAGGTACGGTGTTGACCGCAGATGGAATGTATTGACTTTCGTCAATTACAATTACTTCTACGCCGGGTGATGTTAGAGCCATGGTGGTTTCCTTTTCAAGTTATTGATATTTATGGGCATCATCAAAAAAACACATGATACAGCGCCCTTTGGCAAAGGTTCATGACAATAAATACCCTATGAGACCCATTTGTCAAGCCTGTGGACAACGACCTTGTGCCGTAAACTACATCCGTGAGGATGTCAAGCACTATCGAAAACGTTGTGAAACTTGTGCCAGAAAGAATCGTGGAATAAAACCACGAGAGCCGCGATGGAAATCAGCAGGCTACAAAAAGAAAATGGCCTGTGATCGCTGCGGTTTCCGAGCTAGATATGCCAGCCAGATCTTGGTGTATCATCAGGACGGCAATCTCAACAATGCCACCCCAAAAAATCTCAAATCAGTGTGTAAAAACTGTGTGGAAGAATTGCTTAGATCTGACTTGCCGTGGCGGGCTGGTGATCTTGAGCCGGATGTGTGACCAACTGTTGTACTTGAGCATACAGATCATCCAACGACCCATTGTTGTCTAAGATCACGTCAAATTTGGTGCCAACCCAGGCAGTTTCGCTGGCATGTATTTTGAGTTTGGCCAACCTAGCTTTGCTAGTGGCCCAGGCCATATTGCCAAATTCGCCTCGATTGGCTGCCACAGCGTCGTCGTACCAGTTGGGCTCAGGGCCACGAACAACTCGTACAACCAATCCAT